GGCTCTTCTGGAAAGGCTCTTGTAGACCAGTACGCCAGATATGTCGTTCCGGGGTACGATTTCCAAGGAATTCGCTCAACTGGTGACAAAGTGACCAGAGCCAGACCGTTTGCGGCTGCCGCAGCCAACGGAAACGTAAGGATTGTTAGAGGACCGTGGCTTACAGACTGGCTAGATGAACTTTCTACATTTCCTGAAGCATCGGACCACGACGACCAAGTTGACTCGGCTGTTGGGGCTTTCACATATTTAACAGGTCTAGGGTTGCCACAAAGAAAAATCGTCAGTATCATCGTCTAGGTACTAACTATTGGAGGTTATAGGTGTTAAACCCAGCAGACCTTTCTGCACTATTAATTAAACTTGACGATTATCTAAATAGCGAAGAAGTTCAATCTTTGCCACTAGACGAAGCCCTTTCTCAACTCGTGGCACTCAATGATGTAAAAAAAGAACTAGCAGGTCTTTACGACTCATATGCGGCAAAAATGACGCACAGAATGCAGTCAGAAAATTCCACAATCATCACTCTTCGTTCAGGTGAAGAAATCAAATGTATGACTGGAGCCCCACGCAAGAAGTGGGATAACGAAAATTTAATGTCTGCTGTTTACGACAGAATTCACCAGTCTTCCGTTGATATGGACACTGGAGAAGTCGGGTTGTCGGATAAAGAAATGGTCATTAAACTTCTTGACTACCTAAGCCCTTCCTATTGGCGGGTTAAGGCTTTAAACGACATAGGAATTAACGCTGATATGTATTGCGAAACTGGCGAACCAAAGACCAATGTCGCAATCTATGGTTCTAAAAAAGGAGATAAGTAATGGTAACTAAAAAAATTATGACCGAAGAAGTAAACGAAGAATCGGTAGCCGAGACGGTGACCGACCACAATTATTTAACAGCAATAAAAAAGATTCAAGAAGAGAACAAGAAGCGCATTGCTCAAATGCAGTCCGAGTTCAACGAACCTTTCCCTAAAGAAGTTGAACGCCAACTTAAAAAAGGCGGAGCGACTCTTACTTACATTCCTGTTAGTGAAGTAATTAGCCGACTGAACAAGGTTCTCGGTTTTGACGGCTGGTCGTACGAGATTGTTAAATGCGAGCGTGACTCCCTTGACCCTGACTTCATTGTCGCTCATGTGAGAATGACGGTTTTTCCTGATGGGGAAAAATTTGCAAACGTCTCAAAAGATGGTTTCGGTGGTCAGAAAATTAAGCGCACCAAGGCTGGCGACATTGTTGACCTTGGTGACGAATTCAAAGGTGCCGTATCGGACGCTCTAAAAAAGGCTGCTCAAGCACTGGGCATTGGTCTCTACCTTGCTCGCAGTGAAGAAGCAATGGGAATTGAAGCAGAGGCTTCTATTGACCCTGTGATTGAAGAACTGTGGGAACAATTTGTGAGTCTTTCCAAAGGTCTTACTTCGGAGATGAAAACAAAACTTAACGAGTTTTGGCTTGGATACGCAGGCGATAGACCAAAGCCAACAAAGACAACTGCACAGAAATCAGACCTTGAATCACTCATTGAGCAGTGCATTATGTACAGCATCAACGACGGTCAATAAGTGTTTACACCCCCACCACACCTTTCCCCTTCTTCCATTGGAACATTTAACCAATGTGCCTTGAAGTTTAAATACTCAAAAATAGACATGATAAAAGACGACCCTACTGAGGCAACTCTTTTAGGAAACTTTGTTCATGACGTTCTTGAAAACTTATACAAGTTGGAAAGTCAAGACAGAACACACGATTCTGCAAAACAAATCGCCACAGAACTGTGGGATGAATCCTGGTTTGAGAGAGTGAAACCATGGGTCAGAGACGGCGAGCCGATGCGTTTGTTCCGATGGAAGGCTTGGTGGTGTATTGAAAATCTTTGGAAGATAGAGAACCCCCAAGCGATGACACCATTGGGTTTAGAACACGAACTAAATGGAAAAATTGCAGGAGTAACGATTAAGGGATTTATAGATAGATTTTCCCAAGAAGGTTCAGGTTATGTTATTTCGGATTACAAAACAGGAAAAACACCAAAAGCAAATTGGGTTCAGGATAAGTTCTTCCAACTTGTTGTTTATTCACATCTCCTTGAATCAACTGGAGTTGGAAAAGCAGAAAGCGTTGAACTCCTATATCTCAAAGACGGAGTTTCCTTTAGGCAGGATGTCACCGAACAAATGCTTCTTGATGTCGAAAAACAAGTATCAGAAGTAAAAGAAAAAATTGACATCAGTTGTGAGACTGAAGATTTCAAACCAACCAAATCAATTCTTTGCGATTGGTGTTCTTACAGAAAGGTATGCCCTGCATGGCGGTCATGATTAACGATGATGCTTTTGCCCGAATGGTTTCGGAGGATGTTAAAAACAAGATTTCATCCCTAGAAAAAGGCATTCTTGTGCGCCCTGAAAACTGGCACAGATGGAAAGAATCTCTTCTCTTATTAGTAGACAATCTAGATAGACAGATTGAGTCTCTTGTATCGGACGCGGACGCAGACGCAGAACGATACTTGTCAATGGGTAGGAGCGGAGAGCGACTTGCTTCTGCTGCTGCTCGCGACTATCAGTTCAGAATCAAGAAGATTGACAGATTCAAGTTTCATGTAAATCGTCGCCTTGATGAAGTCATGGTAATGATTGAGACGGGTGAAGTAAAAGAAGAAGACGGCTGGGAAAAGGCTGCTTTTTTTGAAAACGCAATCTTTAAGCACAGGGCTCTTTTGCAGGAATTTGAACTTGAAGAAACGGCGATTGACAAGGCGCTTTGGGCTGTACTTGAAGGCAAATGGGAATTTGATTCAATTGATTCAATTGACGAGGACTAAATGCGAGTTGACATAGACAAGTTCTTGTGTCTCAACTTAAATATGAACTAGACTCTGTTCGTGCGTCACAGGTCAAAGAAAAAAGAAGCGGAATACAGGCTCCGTAGGCCACTTGTAGAAAAACTCCTTGAAGAAAAGCCACTCTGTGAAGCCTGTCCAGTATTTGCTCAACATGACGGGCTTGCAACATACATGCGTCGCCCCTCCCAGGATATTCACGAGATTGTTCGTCGCTCGCAAGGCGGCTCCATCCTTGACGAAGAAAACTTAATGGCTGTTTGCCGTCCTTGCCATACCCGTATTGGCAATTACCCCCAACTCGCATTTGACCTAGGTTTAGCCAAAAGGGGCTGGGAAAGATGAGGTTAATGGGTCTTGACCTCTCGCTTTCATCAACTGGCATATCCATGGACGGAGTAACTAGCGTTATTCACTCTAAGGCGAAAGGTGCCGAGCGTCTTTCCGAGATAACCAAAAGCATATTGCACGAGTGTCTAGAAAATGAAATTTCCTGCGTTGTGATTGAAGGTTACTCTTTTGCTTCCCGAAGCGGTCAGGCTTTTAGTATTGGTGAACTAGGTGGCTGTGTTCGGATGACATTGTTTGAATGCAATATCCCAATTGTTGAAGTGCCCCCCACATGCCGTGCAAAGTTTGCAACTGGAAAAGGAAATGCCTCAAAGGGCGAAGTTATCTCTGCCATATCGGCAAAGACCGGAATCATCTTTAGTGGCGCTTCTGGAAACGACGAATGCGATGCATGGGTGCTTGAGCAAATGGCTTTAACTTATTTGGGTAAATCACAATATAAGTGGACAAAAGAGCAGTTATCCGCTCTTGACAAAATAGACTGGCTAGAAATTAAAGGAGTAAATAGTGACGAGAAATAACCCGATTAGTCAGGTTGAAATTGAGAGCGAATTAATGAGGCTCATGGAGTTTCTTGAAAGCGAGACAGAGGCTTTTGAGACCCTTGCTACTGATATGGCAAAGAAAGAAGCCCTGTATAAATCCAACTGGGCGAAAGAATACCTTTCTGCAAAAGGTTCAATCAAAGAACGGGAAGCATGGGCTGATTATAAACTTGCCGATGAAAACTTTGACTTCAAGATTGCCGAAGCGCTTCTTAAATCAAAACGGGAAAAACTGCTATCTTTGCGTACATCAATAGACGCTCTTAGAACTCTTAACGCCAATGTGCGTGTACAGGTTGGTCATCACTAATGAAAATATCAAAAGATTTACTCCCACTTGCTCTTCCCGTTGAAGACCTTAAGCCTCTTCAGAAAAACCCTAGAAAAGGCAATGTTGAAGCAATTATGTCTTCATACAAAGAATTTGGTCAGATGAAACCAATCGTGGTCAGACCAGAGGGCGATGGGACATACGTAGTTATTGCTGGAAATCACCAACTTCAGGCTGCAAAGAATTTAGGTTGGGAAAAAATTGCAGCAGTCCAGATGAATGTTGATGAAGAAAAAGCCGTTGCTTTTGCTCTTGCAGATAACCGAACGATGGAACTCGGTCATACAGATAATTCAATGCTTAACGACATGGTCGTTGACATGTGGGATGACTTCCCAGAACTTTTTGAAGGTCTTGGTTGGGACGAGTTTGAACTTGCGGCAATTGAAGAAAGTCAATTTGCGTCAGAAGAAACCTCTCCTATTTCTGATGGTTATTTCACGCCCGTGATGGTCAATAGTCCCTCACAGGCACCCATCAACATCACTGTTGAAGAGAATGAAGACGGAGATAGAAAGATAGTCGCTGGCAAAGATGTAGACCACAATCAAGTTGCTATCTCTGGTAGCACAATTGTTTCTCCAGGTTCTGCCCCACAAGCAGTTGTTCAATACACAATAGTTTTTGACAACCCAGACCAGCAACGCCGTTGGTATGACTTTGTTCGCTACCTGAGGAATGACCCTGGTATTTCTGGAACAACAACTGCCGAAAAGTTGATTGA